TTATTCCTCACCACCAAAGCTAAGCTGTTCATTGTTGCGATTTTCGGCATCTGCCTGGGCCACCAAATCCTTAGCGGTCGTTTCATCATAGCCGTAGCGTTCCATCAGGTACTTATACTTGGGGAGAAAACCGTGCACGGCATCGTCCTTCATATTGGCAAGGCGGCTTTCGGTATCGATCACATAGCTATCGTCAAAAGAAATGCGGATATCAGTGTCTGGATCCACCTGTGCACCGATAATGTTTTTGCCTGCCCAGAGCAACGCCCGGAAGATCTGAATCAATGCGGATTCAATATTGATCTGATGGCGGTTTGCGTGCTGCACCATATCCTGCCGGTCGCCAGTGTACTGGGTAGCGGTAGTGATATTTCCGGCCTGGAACTGATAATGATGGGTACCAAGGCCACACTTGAAACTGAAATAATCCAGTGCGTCTTGAACAGCTCTGCTGTTATCTTCCACGCGCAGATCCGGATTGTATTCGTGCCATTGTGCTGTGGCATCCGGATTATCATCACCGGGCAGCATAAAGAACTGCTGCTGACGAACCGCATCAGGAGAGAGAAAACGCTCATTTCCTTCGCTATCGATGTAACTTTTTGTGATGCGCTTATTGTAGAAGACCTTTTTACCTCCAAGGTAAAGATCCTGACTGTAGTTATCAAAAGCAAGGTCAACCAGTCTGGCCGCGTCAACTGCTTCGGAGAACACCGCCATACCCAAGCCGGGACCACCGGCGATGTTCTTACATTCTGCAGGCGACATCAAGGCGAACCAAGGAATAGGACTGCTGGTATTGAAGGATGCAACCATACCTTGCGGCAAAGAAGCCTCTTTATATGCAGCATTCTCAGAATCGCTGTTTTCACTGGTGAAGTATTCGTTGGTGATGGTGTAACCATCCTTGCCGCGCTTGTGGGTCTGCAGATATACACAGGAATTACCGTTTATATAGACCTCACTGGCAAATGCGCAGTCAATTACAATGCCGTGGCGGATGGTGATAGGAAGAATGCATTCAGCAGGCAGATAATCCAAAAACAGTTTTGCATCCGGACTGATCTGTACAGCGCCGTTAGCTTTATCTGCTACTAAGCCTTCCACAGACATAACGAAAGCACCGGTACCAGAACGGAAGGTTTTTTCCACCAGCTCGTTTGCCTTCGTCCAAAAATCAATAGAACGGAGGATGCCACCAGTCTGATCATCGCTACCAAGCAGCCATTCTGCACTGTCCTTGTCTTTGATCACTGCCCTGGTCTTATCATTCAACAGCAGTGTGGCCCAGTCTTCGCAGGCGTGTTTCGGCATCCGCAAAGTTGCAAGCCTGCGACCTACAACAGATCCATCAGCAGAAACTTCCTTTACTTTGTGGATGCTCTCCACGTAGCCCTGCCACCAGTATCTCCAGTTATCAATATGGCTATAGTAAGAAGCATCAATGTTCAGCTTCTTGGATTTGTTGAGAAAATTCACAAATTTTGTGATGTTCATTTATGCCCCTCTCTTCAGGTAGGAATGGTAATCGCGTTCGATGATATACTCGAATGCGTCAAGAGTATCAATATCCGTTGTGCCATCGTCGAGCCGCAGATCCTTACCGGTCCGCTTATCGCTCCACAGGGCAGCACAAAGAGCGTCCTTCAATGTATCCGCCTCAGGCATATAGAAGAACCGACCACCGCCCATAAGAATGGAAGTAAGCCGGATACGGTCGTTAATCTCGATTTTCTTTGAGTTGTATATGCGCTCCGCCAGCCAAGACAGTTTAGATCTCTTTGCGGTAGATCTAATATGCTGGATCAGCACCTGTTCTGCGCTATCACAGAATACCGCATGTATCTCACCATACCGGGCAAAGACCGTCTCAGCAAAGAGCATAAATGCATTACCCAGGTAGTCCGCATCTGTTCCGTATGGCTCTATGCGTTGGGAAGTAAGCGCCACAACACCGGAGAAACCTGGAAGGACTGCAGCAGCAACAAAACTGTGCTTAGATCCATTTCCTCCAAAGTCCACACCGATGTATACCCGCCAGGAACGCAACTCTTTATCCACAGGCCACAAGAAACGGTTTGTGCCGCCTGCAGAATGTGCATCTGCAAAGGCTCTGTAGATAATGCCTTCCGCCGCTGCCCACTGACCAAGAATAAAACGGTTGTAATAAACGGTACCGGCATATTCCTTTTTCAGTGCAGCAACAAACTCAGCCGGCAAGAAAGGATTATCATCAATGGTATATGCCTGCTGGTATATATCAGCATCAGAATCAAGGAAAACCTTAAACCAGTGCTTAGGGCCTGCCGGGTTACATGTCCCATCGAAATGACTGTGAGGACAGGACAGACGGCTCTTAAGCATATCAAACACGCCTTCGTCCCAGGTGGTTATTTCATCACCATAGGCATACTCGAAGGCAGCACCCTGTAACCGAGCAATGTGCTTTTTGTTATCGGCGCCAAGGACATAGACCTTTTTGCCAAACAACTGCATTGTATTGTCGCTGCGAACATGGCCAACTAGGATAGGTCCCCACATATCACGCATGGGATCCAAGATGTTTCGTTGTAAAGTGCCCTTGGTATTTCCCAACAGCACGATCAGACCTTCACCACGGCAGGCCATTATTCGCTTGGGAATAACTGCGAACAAATCAAGGTGGGTTTTTCCGGATCGCGTAGCACCGGTCTTTACATTCCAGCGGTGGTTACAGTTTCGCAGGAACTCTTCCTGTTTAATCGATAACACTGTCCACACCCTCCAGTAAATCTCGTGCCTTACGCATCTGATCTTCAACAGGATCCTCGCGAGATTGTTCGCCAAGCATTTCCCACAGAAGTTTGCCGGCTTTCGCATCACCGGCACAAGCTTGTGCGTGCAGACCGCAGACCATTGCCATTTGATTATCGATGTCCTCGACGTCTACGCCCTTCCGTACAAGCTTATTAAATACACGGGTATCCGTAACAGGCAAGGACAGAAACAAGTCAACAGCGTCCTTCAGCGCCCTTTTCCTGCGGCGAGCAGCACCAGAAGCAATTCCACCGGCAACAGCAATTTCATGTCGTTCTTCCGGAGTTCGTTCGGAGTTCGGAATAAGGTTCTGCTCATTTGCCACTCGCACCACCTCTCTCATAAATAATCCCGGCTTACGGTGCCGGAAACCGCTTTTTTAAGTCCCTACTATGCAAGGGCTTTCGTTGGCGGAACGAGCTGGACTCGAACCAGCACACCGAAATCCATCGGTGAACGGATTAGCAATCCGCTGCAGTACCTGTTATGCTTATCGTTCCATATAAAAACCCTGCGGCAGAAAGAAGACAAAACTACCGCAGGGCCCCGGCAATCCGGGTACGAGGTAAAAATATGGCAAGAAAACCCCCGAAAAAAGTAAGAGACCGGACGAATCCAGTCTCTTACAATTTTTCTTTATAACATCATACCACAGGAAAACGGAAAAATCATCCGGTTATTTTCCGGCGGCTCAGGAGCAGCCATACAGGGTCGTGGTGAACTTCTCCAGTGCTTTATTTCTCCGTTCATATACGGCAGATCGCTCAATACACAATTCTTCACAGAGCATATCAATGCCGTTTTTCCGAGGGTGAATATAGCACATATCAAGTATCAAGTACTCATCGTTCGCCAAAGATTCAAGGGACTTTTCGATAGCATCTACCGATTTTCGATTTTCCTTCAGCCGAAGCTTCAGTTCATCACGATAGACAATGGCGGAAATAAGTTCATCGCGGTTTCCTCCACCGGTCCCAACGACCTTCCCAGGGTCACTGGTGCGGATCCGCTTAATGGCGATTTCCTGACGCTCGATCAGCTCCGGCAATACCTCCAGTGAGTTTCGAACAGATTCAAGTCGTCTTAATTCATCGATGGCAACAGTTTTCCATCTCATACCCGCAGATCATCTCCTTTCCCGCCGGCGGTTATTATTCCGCTTACAGTGCAGATATTTCTCGGTGGCTTTCCAATTGGAAACGACCACCACACCAAGAGGGTTCAATGCATCCCGGTTGCAAACAAAGGTGCCGTTGCCGATAGATTGACAGTTGCGGCAGGCAAAGGGATCGCAGAACCGCGGCTTTTCTCGCTCAGGGCGTTCAGGCCTTTTATTCGTTACCTTTCGGTTTTTCATGTATGTAATTCCTTTCTGCGTCTTTGCAACGCTGATGCTTAAGTGTGATGACTTTGTGTTTTATACACATGCCAGTATGGAAGTGCGCTTGGTCGTTTTCTCGAATGTATCCGACGACCGGAAACCATTTCTTACATGTTCCACAAAGGATGGGGAGTGCAATTCTGTGTGGACATTCGTAGGGGTCTATTCTCAATACAGGCAAAACAGTTCTCCAGAGTTCTATCCAGTTGTATTTCAGTATGGCGCACTGGCAGCTAAGGAGGTCGTTTTTGTTTCTTTCAAAGAGGCAACCTTTGCATTGATCCATTAGCTATCAACCTCCTTTTCTTTTCCACAATCGCAATACCCGGTTTCGTGCTTAGTACAGATGTATTTGCTGCAGGTGCCATAATTATCATCCTTGTGCCGGATCCAGTATTCGCATTTCTCACAACGAATAACAGAAACAACGCGTATAGATGCCTGCTGGTTGATCAGCTTCGGGATCAGCCTCCGTAACACATCATTACCGCCCCGCATTTGCTCCAGGGATTTAGCCTTATACTCCAGTCCGTTGATAGTTTCCAAAAGCAGATCCGCAGAGATCATCCGTTCCCGCTTATGCTTTTTCAGTATGGTAAGGTCGTAACCGGACCGCACAAAAGCAGCAGTGAGTGGACGGTTTATAGCACTGCCGATATGCGTATGCACTGTGAGGAAGTCGCTTTCAGAAAAGGAAGTTCCAAGAAATGCATTCATGCCGGCTATCAT